TTCCCGTGCCTTCACAGTCTATTATGGTTCTGCTGTCTACTCAGACCCATTCGGAGTTACAAACGCTCTTGATATTGCACAACAGAACATTGCATCAGAGAACTTTGTAGAGGGTGAAAATACGGCTGGTGCTGCTATTCTGGTTGGTTACATCCTTGTACTTGGAAGTGCCACAAACTTATCTAATACAGCTCAAGCTCGTTTTATCCAAGCTGGTGTATCTCGCGGAGCAGGTGCTGGTGGTGGAGGTGGCGTAGCAGTTGGAGCAACTAATGCTGCTGGCTTAGATACCTACGTTCAGTTTAATGATGGTGGCTCTACATTCGGCGGTGATGCTGGATTAACTTATAATAAGACAACTGATACTCTTTCTGGTGTAGTTGCTCAATTCACAACAATAAGTGGTTCTACAATTAATGGTTCTGCTTATTCTGGTGGTTCATTTACTGGAACAACAATTTCTGGAACAACTGCACAATTTACAACAATAACAGCATCAGTTGTTTCTGCTTCTTCTTATGTTGGTAATGGTTCTGGTTTAACTGGTATTGGTCCTTCACTTTATACAACAAAATATTTACAAACTTTTATACCAAGTCCAAATTCATTACAAATAACAACAAATCCTTATACACAAGCAGTTGTTAAAAATAATGGTGGTGGTTCTATACAAGGTAACGGAGCACCTTCAATTATTTCTGGTGCTGCTTATGGAGATCTAACAACTGGTAATACAGCAGACACTGGAGAAACTTTAGCAACGTTTATCGGGTGGAATTCTGGTGGTGATAACGATTATTATACTTCATCTTTAAATCCAGTATTTAGAACAAGAATAAGAACAGATTCTGATGTATCAAATATGTGTATCTTTACTGGTTTAAGAAGGTCAAGCAACGTCGGTGGTGGCGCAGGAATATTTACTAATTTAACTGGTAATTCTAATGATTACGTTATTGGCGTTGGTTATATAACAAGCAGTACCTTATCTACAAATGGTCAGTGGATTTTGTATACTGAAAATGGTACTCCAACAACAAGAACAAGTACAGGTGTTAGTGTATCTGCAAATACAACATACGATATAGTATTAACTATAACAACTGGTTCTGTTACAGCAACTATAAATAATGTTTCTGTCAGTACAACAGGAACAATACCAAATAGTTTTATTTCTCCTTATGTTGCTGTATCGACTCTTACTTCATCAGTTAAAAAACTATTTTTTGCTGGTTATGACGTAAGATACTAATTATAGTTAATGGCTAGACCTAAAAAGAAAAAAGAAGAAACTGCTTGGACGCAACCTGCTCAACCTCCTCCTCCCTTATTTACTGGGGAGAAGGAGCGTAATCTTGTTAAGCAAGTTAATGACGAGCTTATTGAAAGAGTTATTGGACAACAAATAGCTTATTTTTCAGTAGATATTGATCGTTCTAATTTTCATCCTCTTTATGGAGAGGCAATAGAAAAAACTTATCTTCCTCCAATAAGAGTATATGCCTTAGTTAAATGGGAAGGTCAAACACAATCATTTACACAAAATATTGGTATTGATAAAGCAACATCAATAGAGATTCACTTTCACAAAAAACGTTTAACAGAAGATCAAAACGTATTTGTTCGTGAAGGTGATTTTGTTTTATATGGCGATAGATATTACGAAATTGTTAAACTTGATGAACCAAAACAATTATTTGGACAGATAGAAAATAAATTTGAAGTAATGGCTAAATGTATTAGAGCAAGAGAAGGTTTATTTAATCCTCAATTTGTTGCTAACACAGTTCCAACCACAAGAGTTACAACATCTACTTCAACTGGTTCATCGCCACAAGCAAATTATTCAAACAACTATTCGTTCAATAACTTAACAGTAGTAAACAATTTAAATGTTGGTGGAAACTCATATCTTGGAGATTCAGCAGGGGATAATGTAGTTATTACTGGTTCTGTTTACATAAGCGGAACTTTGTTAGTTAATGGAAGCAGTTTAGTCTTATCAAGTTCAGCGATAACAAATAAAACTATTTTAATTACTTCAAGCTATACAGTTCAAGCAGATGATTATTTTATAGGCGTAGATACAAATTATACAGGTATAGTTATAACTTTACCTTCCCTTGCTTCAACAACAAACGGAAGAATACTACACATAAAAGACGAAAAAGGTCATGCTGATGTTGGATTAGAAGTAACAGTTTCTGCTTCTTCTGGCGATTTAGTTGACGATGTTTCTCATGTTGTAATAGACGTTGACCACGGTTCGTTGAGTTTATACAAATCTTCAAATGGATGGAACTTATTCTAATGGGATACAAAACTTTTAAATCCAGACCAAAAATGGTAGGTGATCAAACTGTTACCAACCGAGTTAAAGCCGATTACTTTGAATCTACTCTTATAAAAGTAGATGGTCTTATAATTAATAGAACTATTATATCTTCTTCTTATGCTATTAAAAGAACAGAATATTTTATTGGAGTTCATACCGAAAATGCAGCTTCTAGCATTATTTTAACTCTACCAAATGCTTCTGGCTCTGTTAATGGAAGAACTTATATTATAAAAGATGAAGGTGGAATGGCCGATACTTATCCAATAATAATTAATACTTTAAATGGTGACAGAATAGACGGCGAAGATTCAATTAGAATTGAGTCACCTTATGCTTCATTGAATCTTTATACAGACGGACTTCACAAATGGTTTATCTATTAAATTTTTGCTAACAAACTTTTTTTATTAGTCAAGTGCTTTTGGAAAATTAATTCACTAATTACTTTTACGACACATAGTTTAATAGTTTCGGCTTTTGGACTATGTGTCGTTTTTCTATTTAGGAGAAAAATAACATATGGCGTATAAATTTCAATTAGGTAAAGCCAAACTTTCTGGTTCTATCGAAACAGCTCAAGCCATCACATCACAAGGCGGTCTTACCGTTAATGGTGACGTTGATCTTGATAATGGTGTAATTAATAATGCTGAACTTGCTAATAGTTCTGTAATGTTTAACGGTGTAACAGTAGCTCTTGGAGCAACTGGTTCATTCGGTACTGATGCAGTTACTGAAGGTGAAAGCAACAAATATTACACAGATGCAAGAGCAAGAGCCGCTGTTTCTGTAAGTGACGTAAGCGGTGACGGTTCACTTTCTTACGATTCTGCTACTGGTGTAATAAGCTACACAGGTCCATCAGCTTCAGAAGTAAGAGCACATCTTTCTGCTGGCGATGGTCTTGCCTTTGCTGGTGGTCAATTTGCTGTTTCATCATCAATTGCTGGTGCTGGTCTTGCTTGGTCTTCTGGTGTTCTTAGCGTAGACACTGCTGAAATTGCTGCTGGTCTTTCTGGTTCAGTTGAAGCTATGATTGGTGCTTTCGTTGAAGGTTCCGATTTTGTAACCTTCGATGATGGAACTGGCACAATTGGTGTTAGTGCTGCTGCATTTACAGGTTCAGCAAGATCTGTAGTTTCAGTAACTGATGCTGGTGGCGATGGTTCACTTTCCTACAATAGCTCAACTGGTGTTATAACCTACACAGGCCCATCAGCAGCAGAAGCAAGAGCACATTTTTCAGCCGTTGACGCTGGTGGTGACGGATCATTCAGCTATGCTGATGGTGTATTCACTTACACTGGTCCATCAGCAGCAGAAGCAAGAGCACATTTCAGTGCTGACGGAGAAGGTATCGAATATAATTCAACTTCTGGTCAATTCTCACTTGAGCTTACTGGAACTTCTCTTGCTAAAAGTGCTTCTGGTTTAAGAACCAATATCACAGTCAATAAACAACCAGCATTCTCAAACGGTGACGTTCTTTTCAACAATGCTAATGGTGAATTAACCTTTAAGCCAGTTGAAGAAGCATGGGTTAGACAACGTTTAAGTGCTGTAAATGCTATCAAGTATAATTCAGCCTCTGGTTCAATTTCACTTCAACTTTCTGGAACATCACTTTCTCAAAGTGCTGATGGTTTAAGAGCCGATCTTAAAACCAAAGTTGGTGCATATGATAACAGTGGTTCATTATCATACAACAGTGCTGATGGTCAATTCACCTTCAGACCAGTAGACCCAGCTTGGGTTAAAGGTCATTTCTCTGCTGGTGCAGGTCTTGACTATGCTGATGGTGTATTCTCTGTTGGAACTGCTGAAGTTACCAATGCTATGTTGTCTGGCGCAATCGAAAACGCTAAACTCGTCAACAGTTCAGTATCAGTAGTTGCTGGTGGTGCACTTAGCGGCGGTGGAACAGTTGCACTTGGTTCATCAATTACTCTTGATGTAGAAGTCAACGGTGACGCACTTGAAATTGATGGTGACCAAATCAAACTTAAGAGCACAATTGCTGGTGAAAGAACATTCTCTGGTAATGTAATAATGAGCGGTGATTTGACTGTAAATGGTACAACCACTTACGTCAATACCACTAACTTGGTTGTTGAAGACGCACTTATTACAATCGCTTCTGGCTCAGCTTTTGCTGCTGGAATTGGTATTGAACTTGGTGCTAATCACTCATTACAAACCATTTCTGGTGACGCAGTTGTAGGTAACGCTCTTTCTTCTTCACTTCCATTGGTAGCCCCATCAGTCAAGGCTTCTACCTTCTACGGTAACCTTGAAGGTGCTATGTTACTTGGAATTGAAACCAAGAGCGCAAATGCTACAATCAGCAAGAACGTAACCAAGGCTACAGCTAACATTACACTTACTCTTCCATCTTTACCAGTTACTGGTCAAGAACACAGAGTCAAGTGCTTTGTAGCTGACGAATCAAGCCCAGCAGTAGTCGTTGAAGCACAAACTGGTGGAACAATCGAAGGTCTATCTTCAATCGTTCTCGAATCCTACGGCGCTGCTGTCTCCTTGGTATGGGACGGCTCAATGTGGATGGTATTCTAATCCTTATACTTTTGTATTTGGTTTAGTTCCAGACAAAAATGTGGTGGCATCCTTTCGGGGGTGCCACCCTTTTTATTTATTTAATACTATTTATTTCATGGCTTTTAAATTTAGCAAAGGTTCACAAGTAATTGGCGATTTAGTTTCGTCTGATGATCCACAAAGAAATACTAAAATTGATTTTGGGGATGATCAAATAAATTTTGTTGTTGGAGGAAATACAGTAGTTTCAATAACTCCAACACAAATTAGTTCTTCTTTATATGTTGGAAACGGTTCTTCATTAGAAGGTGTTTCTGGTGGCGACGGTGGAGGTAGTGGAGATATTACTTCTGTAACTGCTGGTACTAACCTAACTGGTGGGGGAACAACAGGAGCAGTAACTTTAAATTTAGCAGATAACATCTCATTAACTACAATAACGGCATCTAATTGGGTTGGTCTTCCAATATCTTTAATGGTTTCTGGAACAAGCGCAGAGGGAACAACTTACAACAACAAAGTTTCAAAAATAACATTTGATAACAATACAGGTTTTCAAGTTTCACAATCAGCACCAAACGAAGTATTTTTATCAATTGGTTCTCACTATAAAGATATTATAGTAGATGGACAAACAACACTTTCAGCAACAGGATCTGATAAAGTAGAATTTAAAGCAACTGGTGGATTACAAATCACAACTTCTTTGGTAGATAGTAATACTAATACTATTTCAAAAGAAGTAACATTTAGTACAACAACACTTTCATCTTCAATTAGTTCTTCTGTTGCATCTTTAGAAGCAAGGCAATTTAAAGCATCATCAGATGGATTACCATATTATAATACTTCATTAACACCATCAGTTTTAACTCCACCATCGGAAAACAGATCTAGTTATGTATTAGGTTGGGTTAATAATCAATTAGCTTGGGTTTTAATGTCTGCTGGTGTTTCATTTTTAACGCCACAGTATGCAGAAGTAGTGTTAAATGTAAACTCTGTATTAGGATTAGAAAGCGGAGTATCAATAACAGGAGGAACTGTAGTATGAGTACACTACCAGCACTTAATCATAAATATATTGGAAAATTTAGTGTAGGATCACCAACAGCACAGAGTTGTTTAGCAACACTAGCTACTGCTTTTGCTAGCAATACTTATGCTGATGGAAGCTCTAGAAGTTTTGGAACTGGTTCCGCTTGGACTGCTACTTCAATTATGTCTTCCTCTGGTGGCTCTTTTGCTACAGTAGCAGTTTCCCTCGCCCCAGTTAGTTCTTCACTATCGCAAAGAATAATATATGCTGGTGGTCAAACTGTTACACCTTCACCAGCGCCAACCATGCTTGGATCTGATGCATATTCCTTATCAAATAATAGACTTATATTTGGATTAGCAAAGAATACAATAAGTGGAACAATAACAAATTGGTCTAATTCTAATCCTTATTCTTCTGGTAGCTTTACAGGATATTTGGGATTTGCTAATGCTGGTGTCACTACACATCTTCATGTTTATGAATCGCAAGAAACGGTAATGGTTATAGCAGAATTAAACACAAATTCAGTACAAATATCCTTGGCTGGCGCAGCAATAGACCCAGAAACAACAACAGCAGGTAACGCAGAATCAGATGGAAAAATATATGGTGTTTTCAGCTCTGATTATTTAAGTAATGCAACTGTAATAAATGGTGGTGCCACTGGTACTCAAACATTTTTAAGTTATGGTGGAGGTACAGCGGGTAATGCAAAAAGTTATATATTTAGTTTTGGATCAAATGCTACACTTTTAACAAGTCGTCAAGTTGTTCCATATAACTCTACTACTTTCAAAAATACTTCTGGTGAGTTTATAAGACAAGAAATATATATGGAAGTATCTCAAGGTGGAGCCTTCTACGGTAGATTAAGAGAAATAACTATGTTTCCAGTTAATCTATCATTTACTAAATTTACTATATCTAATATTGTGAACGGATTTATAGTTGGTGCATCTTCTACCGCTACATCACAGTGTTTACTATTAAAGGCATAAAATGATTACTATAAAAGATTGTTTATTAAGTTACATAGAAAATGAAGGAATGGATATTGTTAAAATTAAAATAACAAATTTTTATTCTTTTACAGATTCTAGTTTTCAAATAATATTAGTGAATGGAATAACAAAATTAATTTATGTTGAGAAATATACTAATGAAGATGAAAGCTTGGTTGAATTTTATAACCAAGCTAATGAATTAATAGCAAGAGCAAAAGGATTTACTTCTGTAATTTAAATAAAATAGGGTTTTTCTAAATTTAGACACTATTTATTTTTGATTACATATAAATTGGAGAACTCCTTAATGTCTTCTTTGTTAGAACAAGCAATTATAGATGCTACCGCATTAAAAGAAGCTGCACTTAAAAATGCAGAAGCACAAGTATTAGAAAGATATTCCACAGAAGTAAAAGACGCAATTAAAAATTTATTAGAACAAGAAGAAGGTTTTAATTCTCCAGTAGCGTCAGAAGGTGGAACCTCTGGTATTAATGGTGGGAACGTTGGAGATCAAATGACCCAAGCTTATACAGACGGTCAAAAACTCTGTCCATGCCCAGACAATGAAGAAAAAGTAACAATTGATTTGACGTTAGGTAATATTGAGGGAATGGCTAAAGAAGCTAATATTGATTTGTCTTCTAATAATGGTTCCGCTATGTCCCGTGATCAATTTATTCAATCACAAGCAGCACAACTTCAAGAAGGCGAACAATACGAGATTGATAAAGCAGAACTTTTAGATCTCTACGAAAAACTTACAGTAGATGTTAGAAATACTCCATTTGGGTATGAACAACCACCATCACTTGAAATAGAATATGCAAAAGATATTTCAGCAGCCAAAAAAGCACAACTTGAGGCCGAAGAAGAAGCAACAGAAGTTAAACTTGAAAACAAAAAACTTCAAAGCAATTATAAAAATTTACAAGTTGAATACAAAAAACTTGAAAAGATTACTGAAGCACTCGCAAACAAAGTAGAACAATACGAGAGCGCAGTATCACAATTAAAAGAGAATTTAGATAAGTTATCCGTAACAAATGCTAAACTTCTCTATACAAACCGCGTATTGAATAGTAACTCCTTGAATGAGCGACAAAAAGATAAACTTGTCGAAGCACTATCCAACGCAAAAACAACAGACGAAGCAAAGACAATCTATCAAACACTTCAAAGCACAGTGCAGGGCAATACAAAAGTATCTGCTCCAAAATCACTTAGCGAAGCCTTAAATAGACCTTCTTCATCTGTATTTCACACAAAGCAAAACGATACAGTAACTCCAGAAGTGGAAAGAATGCGTCGTTTAGCAGGTATTAAATAAATAAACATTTAAGGAGTTTATATTATGTCTATTATCGAAAGATTAACAGAGGGCATGGTTCAACGTGACCTCGCAAAAGAAGGTTCAGCCCTTCTTTCAAAATGGGAAAAAACAGGTCTTCTTGAAGGAATGTCTTCAGAAAGATCAAAACACACAATGGCTCGTTTGCTTGAAAACCAAGCTAAAGAGCTTCTTCGCGAGTCAAACACAATGGCTGGTGGCGACGTAGAAGGTTTCGCAGCAGTTGCATTCCCAATCGTCCGCAGAGTATTCGCTGGTCTTATCGCCAACGATCTCGTTTCAGTTCAACCAATGTCACTTCCATCTGGTCTTATCTTCTTCCTTGACTTCAAGGTTTCAGATACCAATGGTGCCCCAAGATTAGGTTATGGAACAAATGACTCACTCTACGGTCAAGGTGTACTTGGTCAACAAATCACAGGTGGTGTTAGCCTTACTGGTGTAAATGCAGAGAAAGGCTTCTATGCTATGAACAATGGTTATTCATCACCAACAGGTTCAGTTATTGTTGCTCCATCAGTAGTTGCTTCTGGTACTGTTCAAGACGGTGGTATTCCATCATTTGACGGTGGTACTGCTGCTTATACTGCACTTAACAGCCTTCTTCGTTTTGATGCTGACCTTGTAAGTGGTTCATACTTTGCCGTTGGTACTGTATTAGCCTCAGCTTTCACAAGCGCACAAGTCAATATGAAAGATTTTGTTGCATTTACATTCAAAACCTCTGGTACTGACTCACTTGCTAATACTTCAACACAAGTTCGTCGTCTTACAAGAGTTGACCCAACTGATTCAACTAAAATTCTCGTAACAGTAGTTGGTACAACTTCAGCAACTCAATGTAAAACCGACCTTGCTGCTGCTCTTTCTGGTACTGCTCCAATCACTGATGCCTTCGGTACTTCAGTAGCCGCTGGTTCAACCAATGCACTTGGTGCAATTGCTGGTCAATCAACTTGGGGTCTTGAAGCTAATTCAAACATCCCAGAAATTGATATCAAAGTTGATTCAGTTAGCATCACTGCTGTCACCAAGAAACTCAAAGCAAAATGGACACCAGAATTGGGTCAAGACCTCAATGCTTATCACAATCTTGATGCAGAAGTTGAACTTACCTCAATTCTTTCAGAACAAATCGGTCTTGAAATTGATCGTGAAATTCTTGAAGACCTTATCAAAGGTGCAACCGCTGGTACATTCTACTGGTCAAGATCTCCAGGTTTGTTCGTAAACAGAACAACTGGTGTTGAAATTGGTGCATCAGCTAAGGCTCCAGACTTCACTGGTACTGTATCAGCTTGGTATGAAACACTCATTGAGACAATCAATGATGTATCAGCCCAAATCCACAGAAAGACACTTCGCGGTGGTGCAAACTTCCTCGTATGTGGTCCAGAAACTGCAAACATTCTTGAGTTCACCTCTGGCTTCAGAGCTAAAGTAACTCACGAAGACGAGAAGGGCGAAATCGGCGCAGTTAACGTTGGTTCAATCTCCAAGAAATGGGACGTTTACGTTGATCCATACTTCCTTCGTAACGTAATCCTCGTTGGTCGTAAGGGTAGCTCATTCCTCGAAAGCGGATATGTATATGCACCATACGTCCCACTCCAAGTAACCCCAACCATCTTTGGTACTGAGGACTTCGTTCCACGCAAAGGCGTAATGACTCGTTACGCTAAGAAAATGGTTAAACCAGACCTTTACGGCTTGGTAATCATTCGTGGCCTCCTTGGCGAAAGCGGTTCTTGATAGAACAGCCTAATTAGGCAAAGAATCCCCCCTCTCCGAAAGGATTGGGGGGTTTTCTTTTATATCAAACTATTTAAAGTATTAAGGAGTATTTTATTTAATGGCTGTTCCTGTTTTAACTCCTGCTTCCACTTTAAGTGCAATTGTTTTACCTGCCGCTGGTAATATAGCTGATGTAGCAGCAGCTTTACCATTTGGTATTTATTCTAATTCTCCAGCATTTTTAACAGGAGCAGCAGATCAAGTTGGTTATGTATATAAGAAACTTGGTGGTGATGTATTAGATATCGAAATAACAACAGGAAATGTATACGCTGCTTACGAAGAAGCTGTTTTAGAATATTCATATATCGTTAATTTACATCAATCAATTAACGCTATGCCTAGCTTTCTTGGAGCAACCACAGGAACATTTGATAGCGATGGAGAGTTTGCTTCTGGTTCTGCATTATCGGGTCAAGCTCCACAATTAGCATATCCAAGATATAATTTAGATTACTTTTCTAGATATGGTGATGCTTATTCAATTGAAGCTGGTATAGGAGGCACGCAACAAATCTATTCAGCCTCGTTTAGTGTTACTCCAAACGTTCAAGATTATGATTTACAAGCTATCATTGAATCATCTTCATTAAGCAACGTAGATGAAGCAACTGGTGGTCCTGTTCCTTATTCTGGTTCAGTTGGAAATAAAAGAGTAATAATAAGAAAAGTGTTTTATAAAACTCCAAATTCTATGTGGAGATTTTTTGGTTACTATGGTGGATTAAATGCTATCGGTAACTTGTCTTCTTATGGTCAATATGCTGATGATAGCACATTTGAAGTAATTCCAACGTGGCACAATAAATTACAGGCTATGGCTTATGAAACAGCAATTTATACAAGAAACTCTCATTTTTCTTATGAGATTAAAAACAACAAAATTAGATTATTTCCAGCACCACCAGATATAGGCGTAGATCATATGTGGGTTGAATTTAGTATTTCTAACGAAGCAGATCCTTGGGAAACACCTTCAAATTCAAGTGACGCTGAAGTTGGTGGAGTAAATAATATAAATACACTTCCATTCTCTAATATACCATTTGAAAACATAAACGCAATAGGTAAACAGTGGATACGTCGTTATGCTTTAGCAGTATGTAAAGAAATGCTAGGACAAGTTAGATCTAAATTTAGTACCCTTCCAATTCCAGGTGACTCTGTTACTTTGAATGGCCCTGCGCTTATGTCCGAAGCAAAAGAAGAAAAGAAAGAATTGAAAGAAGAATTAAACAAGATTCTTGATCAAGTAACTTATCACAAGATTGCAGAGACAGAAGCTAAAATGTCTGATGATGTTCAAAAGGTTTCTCAAAAGATTCCTGTTCTTATTTATGCAGGATGATATAAATGAGTAATATACTACAAGAAATAACTTTTCAAACTTCTACAATCGAAACAATTGATTTTGCTTTCTATAATTGGTTGAACGAAAAAATAAATGTATTTTCAACTACTACAGAAGGTTGGAAGAAAGTTCCTGTTATTTGGGTATCTGCCGAAAGAGCACACCAAATAAAAAATAATAAAGATATTCGTGATTCTTCTGGTATGATTAAATATCCAATCATATCTATTAACAGAAAATCAATTAACAAAGATCCACAGAAGACAGGTTCAATACCAGCAAACCTTAGACCAATTCAAGACGAGAAGGGTGGAACTATAACTATTGCTAGAAGGGTACAACAACAGAAAACTTCTAATTTTCAAAATGCAGATAATTTAAAATTTCCTAATAACAGAAGAGAAAATAAAGTAACTCCCTTAAATGGTGTTGGCTATAAAACTAATGCTAAAATAGTATACGAAACAATAACAATACCAATCCCAGTTCACGTTGCAATCACCTATGAATTAAGTATCAAAACAGATTATTTGCAACAATTAAATGAAATAACAACTGTATTTTTTACTAAAAACGGAAACACAAGATACGTTCAACTTTTTAATGAAGGTCATAAATATGATGCTTTTATTAAAGGGGACTTTACTTTTGATGATAATTCCTCAAGTCTAAATGAAGATAGAAAAACATATTCAGCCACTATTTCAATTGAAGTTATAGGATATTTAATTGGAGATGGACCAAATCAAGAAAGTCCAAAAATGGTTATTAGAGAAAATGCAGTAGAATTAAAAGTTCCAAGAGAAAAAGTAATCTTTGGAGATATACCAGATTATTTAAATTCCTTAAAAAACAAAACATCTTATAGGGAATAATAGCTTTTTGCTTATCTTACTACTATTTATTATTGATTATTCACAATAAGCAGGAGTATTAAAGCAAATGGCTATATCATCTTATCGTTTTGTCTCTCCAGGCGTTCAAGTCCAAGAGATCGACAATTCACAACTTCCAGCAGTTTCAGCACTAGTAGGACCAACCGTTATCGGACGTTTCCAAAAAGGTCCAGCTATGCGTCCTGTTTATATTACTTCATTTTCTCAATTTGTAGAGACATTCGGTAATCCAGTTGCAGGTAATACTGGAAATGATGTTTGGCGTGATGGAAATTATCTTGCTCCAACATACGCCGCTTATGCTGCTCAAGCTTGGCTTCGCAATACACCAGCACTTAACGTTATTCGTTTAATTGGTTCACAACATACAAGTGCAAATACCGATAGTGCTAAAGCAGGTTGGACAACTGATCAAGGATATGCTGTTGGTAATTCTGCTGGTGGTGCTTATGGTCTTTTCATTATTCCATCTGGTTCTTCTGCTACTACTGCCGTAACTGGTACACTTGCTGCTATTTGGTATCTTCAAACTGGTTCAATTGCTCTTTCTGGTGTTGTAGCTGGTACTGAAGCTTCTCCTGTTTATGCACAAGGTTCAAACTTATTAATCAAATCTGTTAATCCATATGGAGAATTTAGAGCAGTTGTTACCGATCCTTCTGGTACATATGTTTCAAACTTTAACTTTAATAATTCATCAGATTTATATGTAAGAAGAGTATTTAATACAAATCCAGTTCTTACTAACTCCGAGATAACAACTAACACTAATGCTGAATATTATTGGCTAGGTGAAAGCTTTGAAAGAGTTTTGGATGAAACAATTGCAAACTTCACAAATTCAGCTACAACAACATACGGATTTATTGCTCCATTAACAGATGGAACAGTTGATTTAAGAAACCACAAAATGGCTGCTAGACCAGCTAAAACTGGTTGGATTATTGGACAAGATTTAACAAACAATACTGGTTCATTCGTAGCAGCAAATCAACAAAAACTATTTAGATTTGTTACTTTAGATGCTGGCGAATATGAGCAAAAAGCTTACAAAATTTCAATTTCAGATATCAAACCACCAGCAACTGACTTTGATGATTACGGATCGTTTACAGTTAATGTTAGATTAGCAAGTGATAACGATAACACACCATCTTTCATAGAAAGATATGCTAATGTAAACCTTAATCCAGCCTCACCAGATTATATCGCTAGAAGAATTGGTGATAAATTTGTTCAATGGGATGATACCGAAAGAAGATTAAGAGAATATGGTATGTATTCAAATGCATCAAAACTTATTCGTGTAGAAATGAATGAAGATGTAGATGCAGGTAGCGTAGATCCAACATTCCTTCCATTTGGTTTCTTCGGTCCAGCAAGATTCAAGAGCTTTACACTTACTTCTGGTTCAGCTACAACTGCTCCTGTTAACTCACCAGTTACAGGTGGTTATGGTGCTGCTTTTAGTGCTGGTAATTTCTTACATACAGCAAGACCATTAACAGCTTCAGTTGTATTCCCATCAATTCCATTGAGACAAAATGCTGCTGATGGTGGATTAAGTGATCCAAGAAACGCTTACTTTGGTATTACTACTGGTGAGAAAGTAGCTACTACTACATTTGATTCAACATATTACGATTTAACTAGAGCTTCATTCTACATGGATTATGATGTTACTGGCTCATACACAGAAAATTCATTTGTATTTACACTTGATGATGTTTCTGGTTCAACCTCAACAACTCCAGGTGCTGTTTATGTTGCTGGCTCAAGAGCTTTAGGAACTTCATTAACAGCAGTAAATTCTTCATACCGTAATATTTTATCACAAGGTTACGATAGTTTTACTATGCCTTTGTTCAATGGATTTGATGGTTTCGATGTAACTGAATCAGAGCCATTAAGAAACAGCTTAATGTCTGATAATTCAACTGAACTTAACAATTCAGTATACTACACATACAAGAGAGCAATTGATACTGTAAGAGATCCAGAAGCATTAGTAACTGATATCGTAACAGTACCAGGTCTTACCAACACTTCTCTTACAAATCAACTTGTTTCTGTTTGTGAATCAAGAGCAGATGCCTTAGCAATTATAGACCTTCCAAATGTTTATAAGCCAGAAGCAGAAGGCACAGCTTCTTCAAGATCAAGCAGATACCAAGGAACTGCTACTGGTGTTGCTAATGATCTAAAAGATAGAGGATTAAATAGCAGCTATGGCGCAACATACTATCCTTGGGTACAAGTAAGAGACACTATTGCTAATAGAGTTCTTTTCGTACCACCTTCAGTTGTAGCTCTTGGTGCTATGTCTTACGGACAATCAACACAAGAACTTTGGTTTGCTCCAGCAGGCTTCACCAGAGGTGGATTAAGCGAAGGTCGTGGTGGTATTCCAGTTCTAGGTGTTACCGAGAAACTTTCATCAAAAGATCGTGATACACTTTACGAAGCTAACATCAATCCAATTGCTTCTTTCCCAGCAGAAGGTATCGTAATCTTTGGTCAAAAGACTCTTCAAGTTACTCCATCTGCTCTCGATAGAATCAACGTTCGTAGAATGATGATATTCGTCAAGAGAGAAATTTCAAGAATAGCTTCAAGAATACTCTTCGATCAAAACGTAGAAGTAACTTGGTCAAGATTCACAGGTCAAGTAAACCCATTCTTGGCTACAGTTAAATCAAGATTAGGTCTTTCTGACTACCGTGTAATACTCGATAAGTCAACCACTACACCAGATTTAGTTGATAGAAATATAATGTACGCAAAGATATTCTTAAAACCAGCTAGAGCAATTGAATTTATTGCAATTGACTTTACAATCACAGATTCTGGTGCGTCATTTGCAGATTAATAACTACTTAATATATAAAGGTTGGAGGAAATAATAAATGGCGTTCTGGAATGAAGCAGCTTTAGAGCCAAAGAGAAAGTTTAAGTTTTTGGTAAGATTCGGTGCAGCATCGGATAAATTACCAAGCTTTATCGCAAAGAAATGTGATAAACCTTCTTTTGATGTATCGGACGTAAAACATGACTTTTTTGGTCACGCATTTTACTACCCAGGCAGAGTTACTTGGAAAGAGGTAACAGCCACTATTATAGATCCTGCTGGTGGTGGTTTACCTGCTGCTGACGATGCAAATCCAAGCACCCTAAGAGCTGCTGCTAATGATGTAACTGATGCATTATACCAAATCTTATTATCTGCTGGTTATCAATCTCCTACTGCTGCTGGTGCTGCCTTTACTGGTGGTGCTTCACTTGGAACATTAAGAACTATGGCTAAAGGAACAGCAACTGCTCAATTTAATCAAATTCAAATTATTCAAGTTGATGCTAATGGTAATGCACTTGAAACTTGGACCCTAAACAATGCTTTCATTAAAACAGTTAACTTTGGTGGTTTAGATTATTCTACCGACGATATTAACGAAGTTTCATTAACTTTCCGTTATGACTGGGCAGATGTTAGAATTGAAAGCACTAGATTTGATTCTTC